GCTCCCCAACCATGTATTCTTGTCCACCAACAACACTACCACCCAATACTCTGCCTGAATATGTTTGGTTTCTAATTGCGGCTACCTGTGCCATACCAGTGGCTACTGCCGCCGCGGCCGCTATACCACCTAACACAGGACCTACAAACGGTATTGGTGCTAAACTTGCAAAAGCCGCTGTTGCCGCTTCATAGGTATTCATAATAGCCTGTGCTATTTTTAATGCTTTGTATGCTTCAAATGCTTTTTTACTCTGTGTTGAAAATGCCGCAAAAGCATCAACCTGTTGATCTATAATAAACTTAGTAGCATTCTCTTCATATTTCTTTTTATTCTGTGCGGCTTCTTCTGCTACCTTTTCTGCTCTTTCTTGTGTGAATACCTGTTCGCCAAACAAACCTTTTTGTAATTGTAATTGTTTAGCGTATTGTTGTTTACTAAATTCAAGTTGTTTTTGTGCTAATTGTTTTTTACTTTCGTATAACTGTATCTCTCTATCAAGTTCAGCATTTTTGAAATTGATATCAAGTTCTTCTCTGCGGCGATTAAATTCTTCAATTGATTGTAAACTATTACCATAAGTTTCAACATACATCTTCTCAGCATCATCAAGCATTTTTTGTTGATTATCTAATGTCATTGTGACTTTAGTATTAACATCATCTGCTATTGATTTAATCTGCTGAGTTGCTCTGGCTAAATTTTTATTTGCCTCAATATTTTTTAATTTTGCTCTTAATTGTTTTTCTTCTTGATCCGTTAATTTTCTACCTAAATCAAGTTCTGCTTCTTTTAAGCCAATAATAATTTCATTTTGTGAAGCCTGTGCTTGTGTTAATCCAATCTGGCGATCTAATTCTAATGAAATTTCTTCATATGTTTTTTTAGCCGTTGTTACTTTTTCATTTGTGGTTGTTAATGCTGTATTTGTGCCATTGACTTTATCATTGATTGCGTTGGCTTTATTTTGTAAATCTTGGGCTTTATCATTGACATTTGCCATGCCTTGGTTAAATTCATCTATGCCTTTAACTATGCCATTAGGACCAACAATTGAATCAGCAAATTCTTTACCTTTATTAACCAATCCATCAATAGCACCGCCTTCACCAACATCAAACATTTTATTGGCTAATTTTGAAAGTGCTCCTGTAAAATATTCAATACCACCAATTGCTAGAACAATACCACCAATTAAAGGATGTCTAATTGCCGCTAGTGCTAATGCTTTAAGTGCACCAATGGCTAACGCTATACCTTTAACTAGTGTAGATCCAAATGCTATTGCCCAACTTGAAATAGTAGAAACTACCTGTATGGCTAATAACAATCCAATGGATTTACCTATCAATCCAATATTTGCTATGAATAATTTACCAACTTCTACAGCATATAAAAATGCTTTGGTTAAACCTAATCCAATTTTTTGAACTAATTCATCATTGGTAGTAATTACTTTAGTAATTTCATCAACTGTTTCACCTAGTGCTAGAGCAAAACCTTGTCTACCTACAGCATCCTGAGCATTTTTGAACGCAATACCTAGGTTAGACATCTGTGTTGATAAATTGTTTACTCTTTGTGCTGTGGCTCCACCAAAACTAGCATCCAACCCTTTTTGTAATGCTGATCTAATTTTTTCAGCGCCTTCAGTAGTTTTACCAAATTCACTAACCTGTAATCTTGTTAATCCTAACTGTTCTTCTAAGATACGGAATACGGGAATACCTCTGTCAGCAAGTCTGTTAAGTTCTTCTAAACCTAAACCACCTGATACTGTTCTAGAGAATAAATCAGTGATAGCCTGCAATGAACCCAATTGGTCCGTTGTGACAGCCGCAGTGTCTGTAAATGTTGTGAGGAGTTTTTCAGTTGGTTCAATACCAGCCGCTTGTAATTTGATGTATGTTTCAGTTAGTTCTTCAACACCAAACTGTGTCTTAGTTGAAAATTTGGCTATAAAATCAAAAGCATTAGCACCACTACGAGCACTACCAGTAACACTAGATAGTGCTGTGCGTAAATCTTGAAATCGTGCTGTAGTTTGGACTATGCTTTGTATAGTTCTGACAGAAACAATAGCACCTAAAGCACCTGCTACCAATCCTGCTGTTCTATTGATAACACCAAGACTACCATTCATTTTTTTCAGTGCCGCTTCTGCTTGTCTGGTATTGGCGCTGATTACTATTTGTGCGTCAGCCACTATTTTCTCCTCATAGCCTTACGTTGTTCTTCTTGTTCTAATTTATAGAACTCGCTCCATCCTACAAACTCATCATAGGACATTCCAGTCCATATTTCTTCAACTGTGCGACCCAAATCTCTTGCCAGTCTATAGGCAAATAACATATCTGGGTCTTTCTTTAGTTTTTTATTTCTTCGTCCAAATTAGTAGCGGCATTGTTAATCTCACCAACTACTCTAATTAACACATCTGGATCTACTTCATTCATAAACACAGTTTTATCCATTGCGTTAAACATTTTACTACCATCTATCTGTCTTGCTTTGATAATTAGTGTTTCTACCAATGCTTCTACTGTGTTGTTTTTTTGTGCTAATTCAATAATCTTAGCCTGTTCCTTTAGTGTTGTTGTATCTTTAAAATAGATATCTGTTTCCCATTCTGGAACTGTAATTTTCTTTAATTCACCTGACATTTTTGAACGGAAGTGAGCCGTTGCTTTATCTAGAACTTTTGTTGTCATCTTATTTTCCTTTTAATTTCTTTAATTGATGGTTTGGTAATGCCTTGTGGGGCTTGTTTACTCCAACCATTATCTAATCTTTCAATGTATGGAACGCGGTTGGATAGTTCAAAATCTCGTTTACCCAACCGTGTATTCCAATTCTTTCTTGCATTGCCAGTTCGCTTTGGAGTATTCTTTTGAAATATTTCCTTAGCCACTGTGGCAGTTTCTTTGACTAGTTTATCCAAGGCACGATCCAATTTAGTTTTAATATTGGTAGCACCTTGGAGTCTAATCTTAAACATATTATGATGCTGAATATGTTAATGCGCCACTACCTTGGAATGAAATAGTTGCTTCAACTAATCCATCTGTGGTGCCTGACACACTGTAACCAGTAATAAGAATGTTACCATTCCAGTTAGCACCAGTGCCTTCTGGATAAGCAATCATTGCTACTGTTGAATCACCAACATTACCGTCAGTTGGGTTGCCGTTTGTAATACTTGTAAAATGTGTTGCGTCCCAATATACATCTGCAGAACCTGTGTATGAACTAAGTCCTTTTACATAAGTTCTTGAATCATCGCCCATTACGGTTGTTTCAATGGTATCTGAAGTTGTATCAATTGAATAACTTCTTAAAGTTGCCACCGTTGCACCGTCTACAGACAATACGCCGTCATTACCTACTAAAGCCGCCATCGTCGTCTCCTTCTAAATTTTCGTTATTGACTTGGTTGTCTTCATCCTCTTTTGGTGTTACCACGGTGGGATTTGCTTCAACCGTATATTTGTTAGCATTATTAGACTTAGCACCTGTTTCTGGTGTCCAACCCCAACTTACTAACAAATTCTTTTTTTCTTTAGGTGCCCAACGCTCTTTAGCACCTTTAGTAAATTTTATCATTATGATGTTCCCCTTGTGAATTGATAACTTACTGCTACCGTTACAATTACCTCCCCAAGAGGTGGTAATCTATCTACTACTTCAATTGAGGTTATCTGCGTGTCAATAACCTGTCCTGAAATCAATCTATTTCTATCTCTGTCAAGTTCTTCTTCAACTACTTCTATAAGTTCGTTGCGTTTTTTGTCTATTTCTGTGCCGCGGACAAAACAGCGTATGTTGTATTCTATTGTGCCTCTACGTAATCCACCAGTGCCTAGAGTAACTGTTTCTCTAGTTTCTGTGCCTGTGGCTACTAGTATGGCTGGGAATTGAGTTATGGCTAGTTTATCAGCCTCAAAAGGCTCTCTAGTTACAAAATTAGGTTGTAAATCAGTAACATTTTTAAGGACTTTAACTATGTCCTCTGCTATTTGTTCTCTATAACTCATTAAATATGTCCTTTGGGAGTGGTAAGGACATCGTAAGGCGGGGTATTGTCATCTGTTGAATCCTTTTCAACCGTTTACGAGTAGTCCTTCTACTTCGTTAATATTTATCACAAAAAAATCAGTTATCTAGTAAGATATAATCCGTGAACTGGCTTAGTTTCTTCTTCTTCGTAACTGCCATCATCATCTAAATCGTATCTAACACCTTCTCTTAAGATAAGATCAAACTCTTCTTCAAAGCGACTGCTAAAATATTTCATTTTAACTTGAAATACATCACCTTCTACTTCAAATTTGGTTAGTTTAGGCATGATGTGTTCTGCTATGCAGTGATAGACAGTGGCTTTGGTAAACTGTGTAGCATCAAGCAGTGTAGAATCAAATGCTAGGTTATATTTGCCTCTAGCATTGACGTAAGGTGTAAACCATCTAACTTTTAACAGTCTATTGATTTCTGCTTCTGATTTTGCTAGTTCTACATCAAAATCAAGCACACCATATTCTGCGATTGTTGGGTCTACTTGTAATAAATCATCCATTGTAGCGTATGCCATAGTCTTTTCCTCTTGTAATATACTATTTATTCAAAGTTAATCTATCAATAACTTCACTTAAATCTTTGGCTAAAGGTTGTTGTTCTTTTTTAAATCTTTCTAACAATAATTGTTCTGTGAATACATGATGTCCACCAGGTTGACTATAACTAGTTGGTTTGTTTGGTATCTGTGTCTGTATCTGCATTCTTCTCTGTATGCTATTAGGTTCCATACTAGCCCAACCATAATAAAAAATAGCCAATTTGTCAGTGTTGGGTTTATTATTCCAAAAGTGTCTACCTAAAGGATAATTCATATGGTAATTATGTAGGCTTCTAACTGGGCGTGGACTACTGCCCATTGATAATGCTTTGTAGTCTTCTATGTCTGAATATCCCCACCGTCTTTGTTCATATATGGGTCTTTTTGGGTCTAATTCTTGTGATTCTGTTTCCATATCTACAAAAACATATTGTGGCACAAACCATTGGTTCTGTGAATCATCCCAAGTGCCATATAAAAACTCAGTGACATTCAATGCCATACGCCAACCACTTAATTGATGTTCATAGTATTCAACTTCGCTATCAATTGCTCTTGCATCTTGAAAATTAGGATTACGGCTAGTTACTATATCCCAGGTTGGACAATATTGTTTTATAAGATTTACGGAATTATCAGTAGAATGATAATCAATCATAATGCCATGGGTAAACAGTTTACTGTGATGTTCTAACCACCACGGTAATAACCATTCTTCATTGTAAAAATGACAAATAACTGTTTTCATAGATAAAAAGAAAGGGTCCTGAGACCCTTTCTAATCTTAACACTAATTTAAGAGTTCATATAAAAAATAGCATATTAAAAATATGAACATACTTATTTAGCAAATTAAGCCGCGTTACCTACGATTTTAACAGCATGACTGTTTTGGATAATAGCCGCGCCTGCTGTTGCAGAAACAACTAAGTCAGTAGCACGAGCCGCCGCTTGTCTTTGTTCTTCAACATTGATACCGCCACGCATACTGTGTCCAAATGCTGATGGAGCAAATACTGCGCCAACTGCGTTTAATACAGTGTCAGTGTCAGTGTCTAAGTTTTGTTTAACTAAACTTGACTCATAGATACTACATCCTGCTAGAGAACCAATGTAGTAACCACGTAAGATTGAGTTAGCAGTTTCGTTTGCTGATAGGTTTGCGCCACCAGTTGTTGCTAATTCTTTCTTAAGTTGTAGTGCTTGAATTGGTGATAAAACAGCCGCTAAAGGACCTACAACTTTAGCCGCACGTAGTGTTGCTACTGCTTCAAAGATGTTGTCTACAGTGATATCACTGTCTTCTGTGCCTACTGATGCTGAGATTGAGTTGAATAACGCAAATACTTCGTTATCCATTGACTCAGCAATAGCACGACCTGATTGGTCACCTAATTGTGTTAACACATTGTTGTATGCTGAATCTTTTAACATATCAGTAATTTGATGGTAAACTACATGCTCTGTTAATGTAATACTAGCACTTGTTGTGTTTGTTGTTTTTGCTGTTGCCGCCGCTTCGTCTGCGATGTTTTCTGCTGTAATAGCCGCCCAAACTGGAACTTGGACTACTTTACCTGCGTTAGCAGGCATGTCAAAAACAGAAACTAACTGACGAGCAATACTTGACTCATAAGCCGCGTATTGTGCCGCCGCAACCAGGTTTGCATACAATTCCTGGTTAATGTCTGTATTACTGTTTGATGGGAATGCCATGTTTAACTCCTTAAGTTAAAAATTAAATTTACTTGATGCGTCCTGCCTTACGGGCATCTGCATAAAGTTGTCTATGTTGTGGATTTGTCATATCCAATTTATTGATATCAATATCTCCGCTCTTACCAGGTGCTATGTTCGTCTTCGTAGATGTTGTGCTTGGTGTAGCACCAACAAAGTGTGGATTAGCATCTAAGAATTCTTTTACAAAATCATCCACTGTTAACGCTGTTCCGTCATCAGTGTATCTAACCTGTCCTTTATCATCTAGAACTGTAACTTCACCGTTTTCGTTAAGATTGATGTTGTTTTTCAACAGGGCTTTGACTTGTTCTGGTGCCACCGCCTTCATCTTACTTGCCGCTGTGAGCAAGGGAGTGTCAATCTTATATTCACGGATTACTGAATCTCTTTTTTGGATTTCTTGATCCTTTTTAGCGGCTAATTCCTGAAGTGTTTTTTCAAACTCACCACGTTTAATTTGTTGTTCCTGTTGGCGTTTTTCTGCCTCTTGTCTCAACTGGCGTAGTTCTTCTGGGTCACCTAAATCTTCATAAGGTTTTAATAGTTTTTTGGTTAGACTTGCTTTAAGTCCTGCCATGTGCTGATTAAATTCTTCTTCAGTATAGGTTTTAGCCTGCTGTGTTTCCTGACTATTTAATTTTTGGCTTGAATCGTCAGTTGACTCTGTATTGCCTGCCATGATTTCTTGTTCGCTCATGTTGCGACGCCCTCCTTGAGGTAGTGTTTTAAATATTTATTTATTAATATTTCTTCTTGGTGCCTGTTTTCTTCTTTTTCTTTTTATACATTGCCATTGTCTTACTCCTGGTTATGATTTAATTAAAATTATATCAAAGTTGGTTGATACTTCTGTGCCTGTTGAACAAAGTGCTCTAATTTCAATGTCAACCTTTTCATCAAATATTAGTGGAACATTGTAGTTAATGTTATGTAATCCACCTGGCACACTCATAACATCACGAGTTCTAAATAGTCCTTGTGGACTTTTCCAACCTAATAGTGCTGTGCAATTATCATTGTATGCACCAACACCTATGTTCCATCTGGTAAGATAACCTTTGTATCCTGCTGGCACTGTGTATAAGCCTAAGAATGTCTGGCCTGTTCCGTAAGTAGTGCCTGAGCCTATGGTGCCAATGTCTGCTAGAACTGTTCCTGTCCCAGTTGCTCCTGTTGAAATCAATACTGTGCCTTTGTTAGCACCTAATGTGCCAGCCGTAACTACAAATGCTCTGTATACTCTTAAGAAACTGCTACCTGATGGTGCTCCGTCTACTGTTAGTGTTTCTTGAATCATGTTGTAGTTGGCATCTAAACCTAGAACTGTAACAGTTCTTGCACCTGTGCCTGCGGCGCCATCTTGTTCATCACTACCACTTACATACACTGGTGCCGCTACGGTGGGATAAACGTAAATGCCTCCGTAATTCCATACAGTTTCTGGTGCATTACCAATAGAAGGGTTTCTGCCAAACTTTTGTATAAATTCTGCTCTGCCAACTCCGCCTAAGGCAATGTCCATGCCAAGCGTCATTTGACTTCTTATTGCGTCTATATCTAGTCTACTCATTATGTTGCCATCCTAAAGCCATTAATTTTTCATGTTGCTCTAGAGTGGTTACCATAATCTCTGTGCCAGTAACAGGATCTATCATAACATGTGCTTGATATTCTTCCTCAAGTTCGTCAACATCAACATCAAATATTTCTAATATTTCTTTGTTAGCATACTGTTGCACCATAGGATCTGTAGCAGTTTCTACAGCCAGTTTCAATTGTTCTAAATCGTTGCTGGTATCTTTGATATTAAAACTACCTGGATAATCCACTTCACCATCCCATGCAGTTCCTTCATACAAGCACCATATACGCCACATTTGTTCTTCTGCTAGTTCTAAATGATCCGCAATCTCTGCTAGTTTGGCATTTAACAATTGAAACTCTGTTTCCATAGCAACACCACTCATTGTTCTTGCTTCTGTTGCTCTAACAGCACCAGTGTTAGCCATCTTGTCAATGGCGTTAACGCTGGATTCAATTGATTGATATATTTGTCCTATGTCTGTTGACACTGACAAGTGATATGGTTTTAATCCTGGGTCCATGTTATCTGGCATCAGTGCGATACTACCTGCTCCAGCACTTGCTTCTACTTCTGCTGTCTTAACCAATGTGGGATGTCCATTTAATCTAATGCTCTGCTCAATCTCACTGTATTCATTGTAGATTTTTTTCTGATGATCCGCTATGTCGCCAATTTGACTAGCGCCAAATCCTCTTACAGGTGAGCGTGATGAATATGCTATCACTGCAGGAATTTCACCCAAACCGTTTGGTTCTGTGTATTCTTCTTCTAGTTCTCTTGACTCATGATTTATAGTAGATGTCTTAATTTCTTTAAGTGTCCATTCTTTAATCACTGAACGTGTGTCATTGACATCTTCTACATATTTCAAATAACTCAGTGTGTAAGCACCACTTGCTTCTCTCTTCCATTCCCAGTCTGTCACAGTTAGAGGAGTAAGTAGGTTAAGGTATGGACGGATACCTTGTCCTAGTTCTTCTGCTCTTGTGCCTGCGTTGACATTAGGTTTTGCCACTATAATCCAACAGTGTCCAAACACTGAACTCCATATAGCAACATCTTTCATAAATGCGTTTAGGCTTCTACCATCTAGGTCCGCATCTTTTAAGAATGCTTCTAAATTTAGATTGTTTTCTAAACTGGCAAACTCTCTATATGGTTCATTTCTAAATAAAAATGATGTGTATGTAGCAATTACTGAACGACAGTGATTGTCTAACGGTGTTGCAGTTAGTCTAGCACTGTATCCTTCATTGGTTTCCATACTGTATCTTGTTAGGTGTCCTGCTTTGCGGTATTCATCACCGCCAATGTATGATTCTAACAAGAAATTCCAACGATTCTTGTGATTGGTATACATTTCATGCGTTGACACTATGGTGTTATAAGCATCTTGTAGCGTTTTTCTCATTTTTCCGTCCTTAGTTTGTTGCTATCCCATGATCCCAACGCTGTGGTTGGATACCATAATCAACATCTCTTCTTACTGGGAATATATAATCAATCATATAACCCATTGCATCCATCATATGATCGTAGCCACCATCCTTATCTGGCTGACTAGTTCCCTCTTTATATGTCTGTCTCTCTAACCCTTCTATTGTGTGTTTGGCTTTTGGTGATATAAACAAATGTCTTTCACCTAAACTGTCACACAGTCTTGAATTGACAGCGTTAATTCTATCTCTTACAGGTGTATGTGCCCTTGGTGCTTTAACTATAAGTCCCTCATTCTGTAGGATCATAAGATCCGTCATACCACCTGCACTAGTTTTACGCTGTCTTGACGCAGGATCTGGATAAGCCCATATCTTACTTTTAGGATATCTGGCTTTTACCTCTTCAACTGCTTCTTGTGTGTTAGATGAAAACATTCTAATCTCATCTATCACGTATATGTCATCACCTTGTCTCACTGCCACAACCACACTCATAGGATCAATGTTAAAGTCCCAGCCAGTGTATAATACCCTGGTATCAATGTTATCCAATTCAACAACATTCTGACTTCTATCAAATCCATAGTATATTCTACCAGTAAATGTTTCAAAGGTAGCCATATACTCCTGGCGGAATGTCCTCTCATCAAGGTCCTTGCGAGCCTGTTCAATCTCGTCCTCTGGCACCCATCCACCATCTATGGTAGTATACTGATGACTTGCCCAGTTCTTAGTGTCATCTAATGAGTTTTGATACAACTCATAGGCCCAGTTCCCTATGCCTTTTGGGGTTCCTATAAACAATGCCCGTCCGCCCGTATCTGACAGTGTAGGTCTCAATGTTTCATACCAAGCATCTGGATGAATGTCAGCGAATTCATCCAATACTATAAAATCTAATCCTACACCACGCAAACTGTCATAATTGTCAGCACCTTTTAGGCTTATGGTGCTACCATTCTTAAGAACAATAGTCAGTTCACTTTCATTTACTTTCTTTGTCCAGCGTAGATCCTGTAGTTGTTTCTTTAGTTTACGCCAAACAATGTTTTTACTCTGTTTATAGGTTGGGCTAATATACCAAACCTCTTTGTTAGGGTCTTTAGCATAATAACACAGTTCTCTTATGGCTAAATGTGTTTTACCAAATCGTCAGCGCCGCCCTGCAACAACCACTCTAAAACGGTGATTGTCACGGGCGACGGTCTCCTGTGTTTTACTTAATTTCATATTTAAAATAATTTACCAATGACTGGTAGCACGGTGACTCCAATCAATATTATCAACACATACCAAATCCTAGCATCCATCTTTTCTAATCTATGCTCAACTCTATCCACATCTTGTTTAAGGTGTGCAAGGTGATTGTCTCTAATTATTTTTATCTGTTCTGCCAGTTCTTTGAGTGTCATTTTTAGTCCTTGTCGTTTTCGTTTTCGTTCCACGGTAATGGTTGATTGTCATCGCCTACCATTCCTGAATCGCTCATTTGGAGCCAATTTTTTGCGAGAAAAATCTGCACAGCGGCATTATTATTGTTACATGCGTTCTGTATCATACTACGACGCAGTCTAGTTTTAAGTTCACTCTTACCTTTGTTGATATATTCCTGAAAGTTATATTTCAATGTCTCACGGCTTATACCAAACCAATCTGCTATTTCCTGCAGATCCGCACCAAACTTAGCCAATCTATAGACTTCATCTGGTGGCACTACTTTCTTGTTACTACCTCTACCAACTACTAACCCTTCTCTTTCTACCGTGCCCCATTTTGGATTACGGCGAGGTTTGAATTCCCACTTGGGAGCATCACCATCTTGTAGAGGCTGTTGAAAGGGTAAATCCTCTTCATAGTCTCTATCATCAAGTGAATCAATGATATTCTGTTTGGTTGCGCCTTCCATTACAGGTATCTGTCCTCAACTCTAACGCGAAAGCGTCTTACGTCTGTTATTCCGTTGTCAGTGGTTATGGTGTTTTTAACTGTGTAGGTCTCGCCTGCTGTTCCACCTGCTACTTCTACATAAGTCTGTTGTTCTGCTGATGCGATGCCCTGTGAACTTATGGTTAGGTTAGCGGCATCACCTACGATGTCTACAATTTCAAATGATGAAGTGGCTAAATCATCTGATGTTTCTAACCAATCACTCCAATCTATAGAATAAATGATTTCTGTTCCTGGGTCTTTGGTGATGTAGGATCCTTTAACATCCTGTTTAAATCCTGTATACGTTATTGCCATCATTGTTCCTCATCTAATAATAATATGCCACTTTCTGGCTCTACTATAATACTTCTTGTTTCTCGTATGGTAGTATTTATGCGATTTTCAACCTCTATATTAAATAGCCTATTTTCCCAATCAACTAGTAAACGGCCTGTTTCTCGTGCTACTGTTAGTGTATTTTCATCTCTAAATTCAATTATTCTGCCTGCTAGTATAGCAAATGCCAAGGCTGATAGGCTTATTGAATTGTCAAATATTCTTAATGCAGTTGGTGTCAGTGTGGATACCACAGTTAACGCTACTGTATCACCTCTAATAACATCTGGATCTGCTAAAATAACAAACTCACCAGCAGTTAAAACTTCACCTTTAATTGGTATTAGGGCTGTTGCTACTATATTTGTAGTAAATTCACTTGAAACTGCGGTTTCTGCTTTGGTAAAGTCGTAGGCTGTAACAGACATAGCAGTTGAAACTACCATATCAATGTCACCTACTCTACCAGCAAACCCATCTAATGTAGAGTTAGCAAATGCTTCTAAACTTGCTTCACCAAATAGTTCTGATGTTGGTGCTGGTAGTATGGTAAATTCACTTGCTAGGGTGGCTGTTCCACCTTTAAGTTTACCACCTAGATTACCTAGGGTAAATTCTGCGTTAACCGTTGCTTCAACTTGTCTAACTCTAATGTTGTCAGCGGTAATGGTAAAGTTAGTGGATAAAGTTGATTCACCTAAAGCCAGTGTTACTGTTGGTATTGGTGTTAGGGTAAAGATAGCAGGTGCTGGATTTAGTAATCTTGTGGGATAATTAGTAGCATCTGCATTGTTAGTTCTAGATGTATATGGATAATCCCAGGGTTCATACCAGTCTGGTGGCATGTTGAGAGTTGATCCTTTGGTTCCATCTGTGCCTAAGTCAACCCATCCACCATCATAGAAGTCACTAACTGTGTCAAATCCATAGAATGCGTCCTGACTTAACCAGGCTTGTGCTAGAACACCTCTAAATGCTTCTGAATATGTGTTTAGATATCTATAAGCACCTACTGTGATAGGATCGTCAGCGTCTGATACATTACCATTTAGAGTGCTGATGTCAACTAGATTGGTATCTTTAAGACTACCATCTACATATAATTCTACAGTATATCTATATAAAGGTCCTGATATAACTGTTCTGCGGCATTTTACCCAATAGTGATGCCATTCTGTGATGTCAACACCACTCATTATAAGTTGTGTGTTCCAACCATTGGAATTACCTGCTGAAGTATCCCAACTGACACGCATACTACCTTGTTGAACATTAAACCTAAATACACTTTCTTCGTTTGAAGCAGGACCTCTAGCACTTAATACAGTTCCGCCTTGGGTGTTATCACTTTTAACCCACATTGAAAATACAAAGTCTTGTAAAAATTCTGGTGCTGGGTCAGTGCCAATTACATCTAAGGTAATATCAGTTTCATCATATAACTGTATACCAGTTACTGGAATCTCATCCCACCTTACTATACCATTTGAACCCAAACGCAGTCTTTGATTATCTGCTGTCTGCGTAAATGATGTTGACATTGTAGCATTACTATATCTTAAACGTGTGCCAGCGTAGACTGTGCTATTAAATGCTGTCATAGCACTGTCACTGTTTCTGATTCTACCGTTGAGTGCTGTAAGTGTGAAAGCGCCAGCCTCTAAACTGGCTCCTGGCTGTATTTTTAAGGCTTCTGCTGTTAGATTAAATTGACTTGTAAGAGTGGCTTCTGCAGGTATTATTTCACCAACATAACCATTATCTACATAGTCATTGATAACATAACCACCACCCTGATCCACATAGGCTTCAGCCGTAGCAGTAAAGGTGCCTGCCTGTAGACTAGCACCTAGATATGCGGGTTTTTCTTCTATGTAGTCTGTGGCTACATAACCCGCATCAACGTAGATTAAGGTGGTATCTGCCATCTTGGGTTATCCCCTGGATATGGCAGAGATTATGCTAAACTGATTGTTACATTGTTTAACACAAATTGCATTGTATCACCACTTTCAATAGTTTTACTAGTGGTTAAAGCACCCCAGAATAGAACATTACCTGCTGAACTAGCATCTAACACAGCCAAATGTGTGATTGTGCCCCAGTTACCTGTTGCTGGATCAAATGTCACTGTTGCTGAGTTTGATGCTGAACCTGATGATGATGAACCAAATGTAACTGATTTTCTCACATAGGCATTACCACTGATCTCATCTGTGAGTGTGCCTGCTTCTAGGTTATCTGCCGCATTGGTTGAGTCGTTTGTAAATAAACCTAAATATAAAGTGCCTGCTGGTGTGTATGAAGTGTTACCTAACACATGATCCAACACTGCATCTTCTAAATAATTGCTTGCCGCTGACATAGTTTCGTCTCCTTGTTAAACTATTCTATTGTTTGTGTTTCGCATTGTCCGTCCCAGGTAGCAAAACTGTTAACTGTTGATATAACCGTGTTAATATCTGCTGGGTTAGAGTCTGTAGGTTTAATGATTCTGGCTACTTCTATGCCACTAACCTCTGATACACTATCTAATTGCCAGTTCTGAGTTTCAATAGCAGATTGACAATCTTCAATAGCAAAATTATCACAGTAATTAATTATTATTCTTGACATAATATTTCCTTAAGTATATGAGTTTCCACTTATACTACCATTCTGATATCTTGCCGCATGGTATCCAGCACTTAATGTAGTAACATCTGACAATTTTGTTAATGTTGTGCCTGATATACTATATAAGTGAACATCATTGCCATCCTTTTTACCAATTGCTAATAATGTGCCGTCATCATTCATATCTATTGCCATTCTATCAACATATTCACTGCCGCCTGGACCCGTTGGTATAGTTAACGCTGTGTATGTAGAACCTGAACGACTCCATCCATTGACACTACTATTATTTGCTCCGCCTGCTGAAAATAATAAACTATCATCTGGGCTCCAAACTAGTGAATAAGCCCCAGTGGCTGATGTTGTTAATTTTGTTTCATAGGTTAATGTATGACTACCATTGTCAGTGTATATATAAACACCAGCGCCTTGCGTGCCAATTGCTACTCTACTACCGTCATGACTCCATTGAATTGAAAAGAATCTACCAGTGGCGTTGCCTGGTGGTATAGTTCCACTAAACGGACTACTTTGTAATGTTAATGTAGTTCCACTTCTGGTAAAATAATAGAACCATGGTGAAGCGTCTAAACCAACCAGTAGAGCATCACTTCTATCATTCCAAGCACAACTCCAGTCATGAGACCCAGCACCTGTATATGATGGCGATGTAAGTTTTGTAGCCGCTGATCCATTCCAACTATACCAGGTTAAATTTTTACCACCTACGTAGGCAATATACTCACCTGATGGTGACCAATGACTACTGGTAACAGTAGGTGCATGTCCTGCAGGTTGGGCACTTAATTTGGTAAATTCATCTGTGGCTGTATTTTCCCATATATGTAAATATGGTGATACATTGTTTACCTGATGGTAATATGTTCCAGTATTATCCCACCCACAGGAACCAAAAGCCGCTGTGCCTGAAGAAGGAGCAGTATCTGGTTCTGATGTTAAATCAGTATATGTAGTGCCTGATATTGACAAAAAGTCTAGATATGGTGAAATCTGTGCCGCTAGAGCCAAATAATCACTAGTAACTGGCCCAGCAGGCACCAAATATCTACCCAATCCCGTAAGTTGTGCCGCTCCTAGTGCCATTATGCGAATCCTTTTGCTAATGATGCGTAGTAATTGGTGCCATCGTAGAATATAGTCATAATATCAATGGCATCAGCCGCAGTTGATAATGTTTTCTCACCACCTGCAAACTTCATAGTTGAAGTCAGTGTGTAAGGACCACCTGAACTAGGTTGTGTGATAATCACTGTAACAGTCTGTCCTGCTACCACGTTGGTCAATGAACTTAGTGTTATTGAACCTGTGAGTGTGATTGCTTGAACTGAACCGTTGTTTGGATCTGGCGATATAGTGCCAGTTGTTGCTAGTCCAGTGTAAACAGTTTCTGTATAGTCTGTGACATTCTTATTGCTTAGTGTAGCAAATGTGCCTGTAAAGGGTGTGCCTGTGTTAAAGTCAACACCTTTACCTGATGACATAATGACATTACCTTGTTTGACTTCAACATTACCAGTGGCTTCTTTAATTATGAATAAGTCACCTGTTGCTCTTGAATTAGGATTGTTGTTCCAAACCCAATCACTACCAGTGCCTAAACTGAAACAGATAAGATTACCTGCTGTGTGATAGATACCACCGTCTTCAGCAAATATCTCATCAACTATGCCACTTGTGTGACTCCAGCCAGAGCCTGTGTGATAGAATACTGTAGCACCGCCACCGTTATTTGACAATTTAATTTCTTGGCTAACACCTGTGCCAGTTGAGAACTGTGTAAATTCAGCACCGTATACAGCATCCTGGTCTGAATAGCCCTGCCACATTACGTTAGGAGCATCAAACACTGTCCATCCTGATGCCATACCAATTGAGCCACCATCAAACCCTGATAATTTAGTGCCTGAACCTGCTTTGATGTCTACAACTTCAAATTTGACAGGTCCGTAACTGTTACTAGCATTATTAATGTAGTTGCCATTAACATCAAGATTACCACCTAGTTGTGGTGTTGTGTCTTCAACTATGTCTGCTAATCCACCACTGGCTGTGCTAAATGTTAAAACACCATTACCATCTGTGGTTAACACCTGTCCATTGGTGCCATCTGCTTGGGGCCACGCTAGTCCATCTAGGTTAACATAACCTGTGCCATTGGGTGTAATTGTGACATTACCATTTGACACTGATGTAATAATTTGTCCGTTGACATCTAAACTACCACCTAACTGTGGTGTAGTGTCATCTACTAGATCTGCTAATCCACCTGATTGTGTGGCAAAACTTAATTGTCCTGTGCCGTTGGTCACAATTACTTGGTTGACTGTGCCATCAGTCTGCGGCCATGCTAGACCGTCTAATACTATTGACCCTGTGGTGTCTGGCGTGATTGTGATGTTGCCTGCGGACGCTGACACGATCGTTTGTCCATTTACATCTAAATCACCACCCAATTGAGGGGTTGTGTCTGAGGATACTTCCACATTGGCTAAATTCTTAAGGTTTTGATCTAACTCTTCAAAAGTCAGTGCTGAACCTTTAGTGGTGCCTTCTATGGGAGTTAAAGTTCTCAGCGTTAAATTTGCTTGTGTCATATGACTTTACTCCAATGATATATCAATTTGTTATTTCTGCGCCTTTGTATTTATGCTATACAAATAGGCAATGTCTCTTCTTATATTGGCTATTTCTCGTTTCAATTGATCCTGTGTTTTGGCTATGTCTACTACTAATAGGCTGAGTTCACTCATATTTTGGCTGATTTCCACATCCATACGCTGGCAGTTAATCAGTGCTTGATATGGGTCAAATGTTGGTTTATCCATGTTTGATCCTTAAATTTGCTCTTTTGTGTGTATATAACTATTTATGGGTTTACTGTATGCCCATAATTGTAACCATTCATTATATATATGGGTGCATGACGGCGACAATTCCAGGCAATAGCCAATTGATCCGCTAGTTGGTCTGCATCTGTCACTGTGACTTCAAACACTGTGTCAGCGTTGACTTGACCTTGTCGTTTCATTCTTAAGCGTTCTGTTTCTAAGAATATGCCCTTGTTAGGATTTTCTATTACCTTGTGCCAATTGACATAGTTGCGATTTTCTTCTGATATATAGGTGTTGTAGTTGATGTTGGGATCTGTTATGTCTGCTAGATGCAGTTCCCACACTGTGCCACCCCAACGACTGGGAATAAGTTCCTGTTTGTATACTGCGAATGCTCTGTATTCTTTTGTCATGATTGTTACTCCTTTTATAGATACCCTGGTTAAACTACCAGTTAAGTTTATTATACTATGTATATATTATTTATGTCAATACTTCAAATAACCAATTATTTAGGTGGTTGACTAAAGAAGTCATCAACTGATAGTTGGTTAGACTGCTGTAATCCCCACTGTGCTGAAGCAATCATATTACCCTGTCGCTGACGACTTGTTAAATTTTTACCTGTTAATTCATAGATATAATAATTGGTTTTATGAAATAAAATTACAGTATAATTACCATCTTGTATGTTTGGTTTTACAATCACACTCATACCTGGTATTATTTTGCCTTTGCCTTTAGAGTTTTTCAAATAACATTTACTAACACGTATTTGTTCTATGCTGGCATCATTTATTTCTTTATAGGCTTGGCTAACTGCATCATAATGCTGTCTTTGCTCTAAATCTGTAAAATCCAATCCTCGCTTTAAGAAACGAAATTCTGTGTTTAGGCTTGCCATTAGCCTATGATAATCGCTGTTGTCATCAACTAACATAGAAAGATTTAGTCTTAATTTACGGCGTCCTCGCAACAATTCTGCTGGATTAGCATTGTCAAATAAATCTAATTTTATATACTTCCAAGGCGGCGGTGACAGGTTTTCTAACCCTTGAGCGTCTAGAGACGCTACCTCTTGGGACGAAGTCCCCTCAAGAGGGGCGAAGCCAATATCTTGCTGATTGCCACTCAAGAGAGTGCTATCAGTAAAGTTTTTATTGTTATTATATGTTTTTATGTTATTAATGTTTGCACGGTCGTAAAAACCTATTTGTTCTAATAAATCTAATTCTGTCATAGTATTTTCCTCTTGTTCCTGTTCTTCTAACTGCTGTTGATGATGTAATGCCTGTAAATCTTCCATTCTAAGACCTTCCCCCAAGTTTTTCCCAAACTATTTTTTTGTCTAAGTTATCCCATCTTTCTTCGTCTAAACATTGTTCACGTAAACTCTCAAGTTCACCAAAAGCATGATCTAAATTGTTTATAGCATTGTCCATAATTGTCTTGCGATTGTGTTTGCTGATACTATATTTGATATCACTTATGGCACTATCTAACAACATAAATGCGGATGTAGCAGTTTCAATCACACTTTCAATTTCTGGTTCTTGTGCATATTCATATGTATGTAAATCGTCTATAGATTCTATATATGTTGTTTGTTTTTTATTTTTCATTATTTCTTAACCTTACCAATCTGTAAAACATAAGTTGTGTTACCACTAGGCATAACCAAATAACTACCTT